ATGTTTGAAATAAGCGCATCCAGGAAAGTACTTATACAACCATTCCGAGACTTTCGTATTGCATCCGACCGTTGGAATAAGGCTAATGATAAGCTGATGCTATATTTTGACCGTCATTGTCTTGAAAACTTTCCGAAGATAGAAGGAATAACTCAGGACATGATTGACAGCTGGTGTATTCAGCGCAAAACAGAAAAATCCATTTCCTGCTATTGCAGAACCTATATCATTGCTAAATTAGTCGAATTTCTGAATCAGCGAAAGATATGTTCCCTCGTTGTTCCTGAACTGATTAAGGCAGAGTGCCATAGAACATATATACCTCATGCATTTACAGATGAAGAGCTTTCATCGTTTTTTGCAGAATGCGATAATGAAGTATCAAAAGCACCTAATCAGTTAACAGCTGCCCGACGGCTTACTGTTTCCGTTTTTTTCAGACTAATCTTCAGCACTGGAATGAGAACGGTTGAAGCTAGACTGTTGGCAACTGAAAATATGGATCTCGTTAATGGTGTCATTGATATAAAAGAATCTAAGGGTGTAGACCAGCACTATGTTGCGCTACATGAATCCATGCTTGAGATTTTAAAGAGTTACAACAGTGTAATTGAAAAAATCTTTCCTTCAAGAACATATTTCTTTGCATATACAGCAACGGTTCCTTTTTACCAGGAATGGTCTCCTTTGGTATTCAGAAGGATATGGGATAAAGTCAACCGTGACCACGCTAATCCCTATGATCTCAGACATAATTACGCAATCAGAAATATAAATTCGTGGACACATGAGGGTTTTGGGTTTTCAGATAAATTTCTTTATCTTAGTAAAAGCATGGGACATATGCAGCTGGAGAGTACAAAATATTACTACTCTCTGATTCCAGCATTAGCTGATACGATTGCTTCACACAGTCAGCAAGGATTTGATGATATCATTCCGGAGGTGACTGAATATGAAGAAAGCTAAAACGGAAGCTGTCGACATTGCAAAATATATTTCTCTGTTTCTCAGAGAGTATGCTCCAAATCACCTTACCGGTAGTCCGCACACACTCCGCTCCTATGAGAATGCCTTGACTTTATATGTTGGCTTTCTAGAACAGTCCGGTATAACGCTTGAATGTTTTGAGGCAAGCTGTTTCGATAAAGAAAAAATTGAGCGATGGCTTGTATGGCTGACAGAAATACGAAACTGTAGTCCTGAGACATGCAACAACCGGCTTGCATCTTTACGGGCATTTTTAAAATATCTGGCATCTCGTGATGTAAAATATTCAGATTTATCCAATGGGGCGGCAACCATAAGATTGAGAAAGAGAAAAAACCGTAAGGTCAATGGCTTATCCCGCAGTGCAATTAAGACTCTTATGGAAGAACCCGATGGCACAACAAAGACAGGAGTACGGGATCTTACATTAATAATCCTGCTTTATGCAACTGCTATTCGTTTAGATGAAGCCTTATCGCTGCAAATTAAAAACATTTGTCTTAACGGAAAAGCGTATATAAATGTCGTGGGTAAAGGCAATAAGCTAAGAACACTGTATTTGTTGCCAAAGGCAGTCGCACATTTGAAAAAATATATAGTTTTATTTCATGGTAATATCCCTGATCCAGAAGCGTACCTGTTCTATTCTAAGATTAAAGGAACTCATATTAAGATGACCCAGGCTGCAGTTTCAAAGATGTTAAAAAAACATGCTACTTCTGGCCATGCGAAGAATCCGGATATACCAGAGGATTTGCATGCACACCAGTTTCGTCATGCAAAAGCCTCCCATTGGCTTGAAGACGGAATGAATATAGTTCAGATATCATTTTTGCTTGGTCATGCTCAGCTTCAAACTACTATGATTTACATGGATATAACGATTGAACAGGAGGCAAAAGCAATGGCAACACTTGAAAGCGAAAATGATAAAAAAGTTACCGCAAAATGGAAGAATACAGATACAAGCATATCTTCTTTGTGCGGAATCAGTAAACTGAGCAAAAAGTAAGCAAAATAAACTCCAAACCATTAATGCGAAAAAATAGTTAATTACAGCGAATTTTCACATGGGTTTGGATTTTATTTTAGTAGGGATAATGGTAGTTATCAGTACGTACTGATAACCACTATTCCTCTTTGATCATATACACTACCATCGTTACCCTCATGTCGAATAGCCCTATCCAACGCCATAATCAGTGCAACAGCTCCATCAATCCGTTCGGTGCTTTTCTCTTTATCGGGCTTGATATTGCCTGCCGGATCAGTTCGGATAAAGATATTATCCATCATCCAGCGCAGAACCGGATGGCCGCCATGGGCGATCTTTTCTTCCAGGGTCAGTTTCATTAGTTCCTTGGTAGGAGGGGACATATCCTTAAACCCCTGGCCAAACGGCACTACCGTAAAACCAAGCCCTTCCAAGTTCTGTGTCATTTGAACCGCGCCCCAGCGGTCAAAGGCGATTTCTTTGATGTTGTATTGGGTACCCAACTCCTCAATAAAGGCTTCGATAAATCCGTAATGCACCACGTTGCCCTCGGTTGTTTTCAGAAAACCTTGCTTTTGCCACAGGTCGTAGTTTACATGATCGCGCCTAACCCTGAGGTCGAGGTTTTCTTCCGGTATCCAGAAGTAGGGGAGAATATGAAATTTATCGTCCTCATCAACCGGGGGAAAAACCAGCACAAAAGCTGTTATATCGGTAGTGCTGGATAAGTCTAACCCGCCATAGCAAACCCGGCCTTTTAATTTTTCCGGGTCAACCTTGAAAGCACACTTATCCCATTTCTCCATGGGCATCCAGCGCACTGACTGTTTGACCCATTGGTTAAGCCTAAGCTGCCGGAAGCTGTTTTCCTCAGCGGGGTTTTGTTTCGCGCTTTCACAGGCAGCTTTAATCTTGTCGATACTTACGGTTATACCCAGCGACGGATTAACTTTTTCCCACACTTTAGGGTCAGTCCAGTCGTCATCTTCCTCCGCTCCATAGATTACAGGATAAAACGTAGCATCATGCTTGCGACCGGCCAGCAGGTCTTTGGCTTTTTGATGCACCTCATAGCAAATACTGTTGACGTTATCGCCCGCTGTCGTGATAAGGAAGTAGAGCGGCTGCATCCTTGCATCTCCGGAGCCTTTGGTCATGACGTCAAACAATTTCCGATTAGGCTGGGTATGCAGCTCGTCAAACACCACGCCGTGGATGTTGAAACCATGCTTCGAATAGGCTTCAGCCGACAGCACCTGATAAAAGCTATTGGTCGGCAGGTAAATTAGCCGCTTGGTGGAAGCCAGGATCTTAACACGTTTGTTCAGTGCGGGACACATCCGCACCATATCGGCGGCGACCTCGAACACAATGGATGCCTGCTGGCGGTCGGCGGCACAGCCATAAACCTCAGCACGTTCCTCGTTGTCCCCGCAGGTGAGAAGCAAGGCAATGGCGGCCGCTAATTCTGACTTACCCATTTTCTTTGGAATCTCCACATAAGCCGTATTGAATTGCCTATAGCCATTGGGTTTCAGTATCCCAAAAATATCGCGTATAATCTGTTCCTGCCAGTCGATAAGTTCAAAGGGCTTGCCAGCCCAGGAGCCTTTGGTGTGGCACAGGGCTTGGATGAACGCCACAGCATAGTCGGCGGCGTCTTTACTGTATTTTGAATCCGGTGCCATAAACTGTGTTGGTTTATATTTCTTGAGTCTACGTATGATTGGCCGCCTCCTTTCTTAAAGCGAACAAAAGAAAAGAGCCTCATAAGAAGCTCTGTTAACCGTATATTTATTAGTCTTCAGTTATTTGTTCTCATCTTCTTCACCCGTCAAGATAAAGCGAACGTACTCGGTCTTGTAGTCATTAAGATAGTTAACCAGTTCGTGAAAGCCTCGGATGTTTGCTTCCTGACTAACGCGGGGGATGTCGAACATATTCGTGACGCCGCTTTCCCTGATGGCTAAAATCTGCAACCGAATGGTTTCGTTCATTTGTTTTCCTCCATTTCTGCCGACTTAGCGGTTACCCGGCGCAGGGTATCATCGAGTTTTCTGATTTCATCCTCGCCAAATACTACCCCCAGCCCGCTACCGGAGTCCCAGTTGACAAACACGGTGCCGGTATCGTCTATAAATGATACTGTGCCTTGGTCGCCAGGCTTCAGCCTGGTGTACGGGTCTTCCATGCGGACCAATTCGACCCGCGTACCCGGGGGATAATATAACCTCAAAGCCTTTAACATTTCCGGATGAATCTGCTTCATGCTTCAGTCTCCTCCTCCGAATTGCGCTGGCCGTTTTTGAAAGCGGCGCTGCCGGTCAGCCTGGAGAGCAGGATTTTCCGTTCCGTTTTGTACTCCGGCCCGATAAATCCCAGACGCAGCAGGAAGCAGCGAAAAGTGTATTTTTCGTTGTCATAAGCCTTTTCAGTAGCGGTTACCCGATGCTGGTTCTTGGCCATGGCGCAAAGCGCCCCGATGAAGCGAGCATAGGCGTTGACTTCTTCCGCTGCAAGGCTTCTGGAGAACCAAGGGAAACGCAGCCTGTCCTCAGTCAGTTCAATTGGCAACCTGTCTGTGTCCAGGGCTTTCTTAATAAGGGTTTCCTTGCTCTTAACCAGCCGCTCCAGATTGGCAATGGCGGCTTCGGTAAAACCTTCCCTGGGCATCTCAATAACCAGTTCGCTCGGCGCTTCAAATTGAAATCCGCGTTGGTCAAGCTCGTCTAATAGTTGCTCAAGATCTTCCTCACTGTTGTTTTCACTGGCGCTGAGGGTGCCTTCTTTGTTGACGGTAAATCCGCCGATGACATAAGCAAATGTGGGAGCGCCTTTGTATTCCGGTGCAGTATTCAGGATTTCGCTGATCACCTGAACCAGTTCTTTACGCCTAGCGCCGGTAACGTTAAACTTAAATTCCATGAGATCGACCACCTTTCGTTTTGGTAGTCATATACATCACTCTTAAGCTGTGGAATAGCAAGCCTTTATACCAGTTTTGGTACACTGTTAAAGGGTATTTTCTGACCATCGCGCATAAGAAAAACATCAATGTCGGAACCCTTAAACTCAATGTACCTATTCACAATAACATCGCAGAACTTCTCGTCCAGCTCCACAGTGTAGCAAATCCGGCCGGTCTGATCACAGGCGATCAGGGTGCTGCCCGAACCACCGAACGGATCAAGAACAATACACCCTGTCATGCTGGAGTTGAGTATCGGGTAAGCTACCAGCGGCACGGGTTTCATGGTCGGGTGGTCAGTATTCTTCCTGGGTTTGTCAAACTCCCAGATGGTAGACTGCTTACGGTCGGAGTACCAGGCGTGTTTGCCCGCTTTCTTCCAGCCAAACAGGATCGGCTCGTGCTGCCACTGGTAAGGCGAGCGCCCCAGTACCAGCGACTGCTTTTTCCAGATACACGTTCCCGAGAGATAGAATCCTGCTTCTAAAAAGGCTTTGCGGAAATTCAGTCCTTCGGTATCGGCGTGGAACACATAGATACTCGCATCCTTGGCCATCGCCTTTTCGGTCAGGGTAAAAGCTCCCAGCAAGAACTGATAGAACTTTTGATCCGCCATGTTGTCGTTCTTAATTTTGCCTGCTGTACCCTCATAGTTGACGTTATAGGGAGGGTCTGTCACCACCAGGTTGGCAAGTTTACCGTCCATAAGCAGGGAAAAGGTCTCCGCTTTGGTACTATCGCCGCAGACCAAGCGATGCTGCCCCAGTAACCAGAGGTCACCCGCCTTAGTTATAGCGGGCTTGGCTAGTTCGCTTTCTACATCAAAGTCATCTTCTTTAACGTCCTCGGCACCGCCCAGTAGTTTGTTCAGTTCCGCGTCATCAAAGCCGAGAAGAGATACGTCAAAATCGGCAGCCTGCAAATCGGCAAGCTCTACCGAGAGCATCTCCGCGTCCCAGCCAGCGTTCAGGGCAAGGCGGTTGTCGGCTATAATGTAGGCCCGCTTCTGGGCTTCAGTCAGGTGTTCAGCGAACACGCAAGGTACTTCAGTAATACCTTCCTCCTTGGCAGCGAGGATGCGCCCGTGTCCCGCGATAACATTAAGGTCTTTATCTACGATTACCGGGTTGACGAAGCCGAACTCCCTGAGTGAGGCTCGAAGCTGAAGTATTTGCTCCTTGCTATGGGTCCGGGCATTGCGAGCATAAGGTACTAACCGATTGATATTAACTTTTTCAAAACGCTCGGTTGTGTTCATCTATACCTACCGTCCTTTCCTGCCTGACAGCAGGGCTTCCATAATATCATCCTGCGGGTTGCCGACGAAGGCTGTGGTGCAATTCTGTTTTACGATGTCAAAAATCTCGTACCAGATGAGGTTGGCCTGTTTCTGAAAAGATTGGCTCATCTGTACGAAGGGACTGGCTATAGCGCCGCCCGTGGTCGGGTGTTTGCCCAAAAGCCCATAGGTGCTGATGGCTTCCTCACACTGGATGTAGCGAGTGAAAGCCTGAGCATAGGCTTCAATCAATCTTGGGTTAACGAATTTCTCACACCCGCGCTCTTTAAGCCATTTCCAAGTTTCTCTGAACAGATCGTCAGCGCCCAGCGGCTTACCATCTCTCTGTCTCGCGCTGAGGTAATCGCTGGGCGTTGGCATATCTTCTCCGTATAAATCGGCCGCATCGTCAAGGTCGTCCGCTTCAAGCATAGACTCGGGATGCAGTTCCGGGGCTGCTAAAACTTTTGCGGCCTTTCCGGCCGAGATTTTGTCAGCCAGGGGCTGCGGCTTGTCACCGGCGCGAACCCGACGGCCGCCCCTATTGGTTCCGTCTTTTGCCACAAGCCTTCACCTCCTTGCTGTGGCAGGGTTTAATCCCCCGTTTGAACCGTGATTTTTACGCGCGAAGGGAGCCGCCCGTTCTCCGGGGCAGGGCTGTAGAGATTTTGACCCCCCTAGCCTTGAGTTTTCTTTGTTTCTTTGATAGTATTTAATCAAAGATTCTTTGTATGCTTTCTGTTGGATTAACATATAATACCAAAGGAGGAGTACAAGTGCCGCGAGTAAAAATTAAAGGAGAAAATCCTATGATAAAAAAACGTATCTCGGTATCTCAGAAACGCCAGATAACCATACCGATTGAGTTCTATAACAGCCTCGGCATTGACAAGGAAGTAGAATGCTATGTCCAAAACAATGCCATCGTCATCCGTCCCGTTCGGGAAAGCAGCGGCGAATTTGACGAACAGATCCTGGCCGATTTAATAGCTCAAGGGCTGTCAGGACAAGAACTGCTTGATAAGTTTAAGGAAACCCGCCGCCAAATCCGTCCCGCTGTGGAACGCTTGCTTGATGAAGCCCGTCTTGCTGCTCAGGGCCAAGCATCGAGCAAAACTTATGAAGATGTTTTTGGCCCGGAGGCAGACTGATGACCAAATTAGTCATTCTGCCTCCCGCCGCCCGCTATTTCAAAAAGCTAAAAGAGAAACCGCTGAAAGACAAATTTCAAGCCGTCATTGACCAGCTTCTGCTAGATCCCTATTTTGGTGAACCTAAAACCGGTGATCTTAGCGGCGTATATTGCTGTGATGTCTTCCACAATAAAACCAACTACGAGTTGGCCTATACCATTATTGAAGAAGATGATGAAACCGTAGTCGTGGTACTTGCGGGTACCCGCGAAAACTTCTATGAAGAACTGAAGCGGCACATGAAGTAATGATGCCAATTCTTAACCATCGCTTTGTGATATATCTCTTTACCCCCAGCGGCCGCCTTCCTTAGCTGTTATGGTTGAGTGGCAGCTAGTGCATAACGCCATGAGATTATCCGCTGCATGGGTTCCACCCCTTGACAGCGGTACAATATGGTGCACCTCCTCCGCCGGCGTGAGCCTGCCTTCCTTTTGGCACCTCTCACAGAGCGGGTGCTCACCTAGAAACCTGTCGCGGATGCGCTTCCATCTCCTGCCGTAGTGTTTGCGAGTGGCCGGATCGCGCTCGTATTTGTTGTAATGGTCATCTATTGTTTTTTGATGTTCCTCGCAGAAGCGTCCCTCCGTCAGCTTCGGGCAGCCGGGATAGCTGCAGGGCCGTTTCGGTTTATATGGCAATATGCTCATCTCCGTTCAGGCATGAAAAAAGCCCTCGCCAGTTCATCCCGCGAAGGCTTGTTTATACTCTTTTACGATACTATTTTACCACCATCGCAACTCTCTTTTTATCAACTTTACTCTCCTCTTTGCAAGACTCGATGCATTTTAGTGCTTTCTCATGCATCCTGAAGGCATATTGCAGGCTGTAACCCATATCAACCGCAATCTGCTCCCACGTCTTGAAGCAGAGATAGCGAAGTTCCAAAAGTGTCTGGTATTCCGGATTCTCAATCCTTTTAATTATCATCACAATGTCACGTTTCAAATCCACCAGGGTATCGATGTCATGATTGATCTCGTTCTCCAGGTCAATCATCTTGCAGATGATGGTTTCCATGGAGCCGGTGTTTCTATTGGGTTTGTGGGGCATATCGGACAGGGTTGCCGTTGCCTTGGACGCCAGTTCCCTGAGGGAGGCGACCTGCTCCAGCTTGCTGTTAATGCGCTGGTCGATGCGGTAAGCCTGGGTCAGGTACTCCTTAACAGTCATTGCCGTCACCGCCTTGAAGCCAGGGCATCTTGCCGCGGTAATAAGTATCAGCGATATGCTTCTGGTAATCTTTGTCCAGGCTGGCCAGCCTGGCGTTGGCTTTTCTTAGGGATTCCGCCGCTTCCTTTGGGGTTTTAAAGAAGGAACAGTCAGATCCGGGACATTCATAAACAGTAAGTATCCGGCAGCGGTTATGGCCGCCTAAAGCAAAACATTTATTCTCCATAAAGGCTACACCTCCAAGTTGGCGAGAATGGATTTAACCTCCTCGACGCTTGAAACCTTGTAGGCTTTGCCCTTTGCGTCTTTGATTCTTTGTATCGTTGCTTCCTGAAGCTTAGTCAGATTCCCCGACTGTTGTTTAACCTCAAAGGCGACAAACCGCCCGCTGATGCAGCAGATGATGTCAGGGAGACCGGCTGTGCCGTACATGCCGCCATGCTCTTTAAAGCAGAAGCAGTCCGGAACAGTCTTTAGATGCCGCATTATCGCGGCTACTATTTGTTTTTCGGCCATAATATCCACAGGCGTATGACCAGCGGAACCGGGATGACCGGGTAAAATAGAGTCCTTATATATATTTTTATTTTTTCTACTACATATATCTCACCATGGTTATAACGCGAAGAATAGAAAAAACCCGGTCATCCCGGTCCAAGACCCAACTGGCCCGCTTTTTCCCCGGTCATAAACCTGGTCCCAACCCGGTCAAGCCGGTCGCAACCACTCATTCCTGCTCCTTTCCTCCTTCACAAAAAACGATACCCTTCCAGGTTCTGCGTTTGGAGAGTCTATCTCTTGACCGCTTAACGCCTGGATAACTAGCCTCGATTTCTTTGTTGAAATTGGCCTGGGAGACCGGCTTCATTCCCGCGTTGCCGCAATACTCCTTGTACCTGGAAAACAGATCGTCGCGCACAGATTCTTTGTCCTCATCAAGCTCGCAGCATTCCTCCACAAAGGATAGGACACTGTTGCTCTCCACCCGGTAGCGCTTAAGCTCAGCCCTGGTGCGGTCGGTTTCACTGAACTCATAGCTGTTGGCGATAAGGCGCTTTAGACCGGCGATTGACCACATGAGTATCCCGTCGCGCTCCACCGCCAGCTTCTCCCTCAGATTGGGGTCGCGCTTGTGCTTGGGCACCGGGTTATCAAAACGGATAATAATCAGCCGGCGGTAAAACCCGTCGCTCTTATCCCCATAGTTTCTGGGTATCTCGTTGCAGGAAAACAAAAGCCTAGCATAAGGCCTGAAGGAAAACGGGTCCTTGTTTTTTCTCTCCCCGGTGATATAGTCCTCGCCGGTAAGTGCCTTGAACATGCCGTTATCATCAATGTTCTTTGATGGCAGGTCGGCAAAGATGTTGGCCAGCTTGCCAAAAAGCTCGGCCTTGTTGAAGCGGTCCCCCAGGCTCTGCCAGGGTATGTTCGATACGTTTTCGCTCCCCAAAAGGATCTCCTGGGCTACCGAGAGCAGGGTTGACTTGCCCGCGTTGGGAGCGCCCACAAAGACAAAGGATTTTTGGGCCTTGTTTACTGGGATGAGCAGGTAGCCGAATATCTCCTGCAGAAGATGGATTTCCTCATCCGGCAGGATGCTCTTTAAAAACGCTAGAAACTTCGGGCACTTGGCGTCCTCCTGGTAGGAGGCGTTGATCTGCACCGTTGAGTAATACCTGGGCGTGTGGGGTTTGAAACTGTCATCCAAAACGTTATACAGGCCGTTTTTGACATTGATAATAAAAGGGTTGCAGTTGATTTCCCTAACCGGCTTTCGAATCAGCATCCGCCACTGGCCAACCGTATCATTGATCGCTGTCATGCTGGCGTAGCGCGGGATCATAAACTCCCTGACCTTGGCCGCCGCCCACAAATCCTCGCTGGCGTTATATACCCCGTGCTCGTAGTAATAATAGCTGCCGGCCCCGTAGAAAGCGTTAACATTGGCCGCCATATAATTGGCTAAAAGCCCGGAAATAAACCTGATGCCGCCATGCTCGGTGACCTCATACCACTCCGGCAGCTCAAAGTCTGAGGTCTCGCGCTTGGTTTCCTTGCTCTCCAAGTATTTTTTCAAGATATCCTTATGCAGCGCAACCAGGGGCTTAACATCGTAGGCTTTAAAGCCAAAGTGCTCTTTTAGCTCATAGTTGATGAAGGTCTCCGCGACCACCGCGTCGACGTTATACAGGTACTCCCTCACAAAGTCCTGGGCGGTCTGGATATCATCCACCGCCGCTTTTTTGACCGGGGCTTGAGCTAAAAAGAAGCGCAGTTCCTCGACCATAAGCGGCTGGTAGCACAACGCCGCCGGGGCTTTAACCACGCAGCTCCCGTCGTCAATCCTGGGGCACTGAAAACCTTTCTCAGCGATAGTTTTGCAGGTAATGGGCTTGGTGCCGCTTTCTAAGAAATGGCGGGTTTTGTTTTCGGTTTCCCGGCGCTGGTACTTAGGGTAGTCCTTTGACATCTCATGAATCAGGGTGTCGCCGCCCTCGAAAACCGCCAGGTTGGTGATCATGGCGTACCAGTCGTGCTCCGGCAGGGCGGCGGCGTTATCCCGGCAGTGCCTGATAAAGTTACAGCGCCGCGTAACCAGCGTAAGACCTTTGCGGGAGCCCTTTGGTATTGGCGCCTCTGTTCCTGTCGGTTCATCCTCGATTTCCGGCAGTACCGCTTCCAGCTCGGCCTGGGTGTACCTGAGTTCCGGGTTGAATTTGACGCATTCCACCATGACCGGCTCACCCTTGCAGTGGTAAAACCCCGGCAGACGCAGTACCCGGCTCTCGTTAACGCAGGACTTGTCCCCCTGAAACTGGGCGATTAAACGCTTTTGCACCCGGCGAAAAGAGCTGACGTCAGCGTCCTTTACCAGCCAGTAGGTATGCAGTGACTTCCGGGTCTTTACGATAAGCGACGGCTCGAGAGGAAAGGCTTTGATTCTTTCCATCTGCTCACCGAAAGACAGGTCATCACACTCCACGAACTGCGCGTTGATCCTGCTTATATCGCTGTCCTCATGGCCGCCGTAGTTGACCACAAAATAGATGCCGCGGTTCTTGGCGTTGTGCTTATTTAAAGTTTTCATCATCTTGTCGATCTGGCCGACGGTGGTTTCCAGCTTGGCCCCTTTGAAGGCGCCGGTCTTTTTATCGTCAAATATTCTGATGCAGACTGTTTCTCCCGGGTCAAAGAAGGGCCGCAGGAATTCCTCCAGGGGGATATTCAAGGCTTTAAGCATAAAGGCTCCTCCTCGCACCGGTCGTTAAAATACTTAATCGGCATGCGGCGTCTCCTAGCGTTTTCTATCTCCATGGCCATGCCGGCGCTTACCCTGGAGCCGAAAACCCACAGCTCGTCGCACCGCCTCATCAACTGCAGGCCCAGCTCAAGCCCGGCTTCACGCTCTGCGGGAATATTGTCGTCCAGAAACGCGGTAAAGATAGCGTGGGGGGCCAGGGGAACGCCCCCCATGCCGAACACGAACCGGCTGTAGCCAACGGCGCGCTGGATATTTCGCTCAATGTCTCCCCGTAACGGGGAGCAGATATATATAAAGGGCTTGTCTTTATCCAATTAAAACCCGCTCCTTTCAAGGTATCGAAGATACCCAGTTTAAGCCGTTTTGCCGTTTCTTTCTATCATCGGCAACAGCCCTCTGCGGTTTTTCAGGAGGTCATAGAGGAACAGCCTGCCTTTCTGCGTCCAATAGGTGTGCATCCTGCTCTTTTCGGCGTCAATGGCGTGGGTCCTGGACTGGGTGTAGCCCTGGTCAGCGTACTGCTGGTACAAAAGCCAGGTATCCCCCATTTTGTACTGCACCCCCAGCTCATGCAGCAGCTTGTTAAAAGCCTTGCCGGACATGCCATAGTCCTTGGCAATCTTGCTGATGGGCACCAGGCTTTTTTTCTGCAATATCAGATCGTAGTAGGACGCCTTGGGGCGCAGCTCGCCGATGATCTGTTTATGCTGGGCGTTTTCCATCTCCAGCGCTTTTCTTCTTTCGCGCTCAGCTTTAAGCTCGGAAAACAGCCTGATGCCGTAATCAGGATCGGCGAGTATTTCATCGAGCACCTTTTCGGTCGCGTACAGGCCATGTTTTCTGATGGTCGGCAGCACCTCGTCAAAGATCCAGCGTTCAAACCGCTCGGCGGCGGGAAGCTTGCTCCTGATAATCAGCCGGTAAAGGTTCCCTTCAGTAATATAGGTCTTTTCAACCATCTGTTCTGTCGAGATCCCATATTGGTTGGTAGTAAGGGAGACCCCGTCGTGTTTCACGACCCCCTCTGGTTTACAATGCCGTAATATGGCATCGCGCGGGTTACTGTATCCTAAAATGCGGGCGCATTCACTGGCTGGGAAATATTCCTTGCCATCAATAACGAGCACGCCAAGCTCGCCAAACTCTGTATTCTTAAAAACCTGCAGGTTGTTGGTCATGCAAATCCTTCCTTTCATTAATCTATTTCTTTCATCTCGCCAAAACGCGCTCCAATTGAGGCTTCGGCCACAATCGGCACATCAAAAGCGGCAAAGGGCTGGGCTTCCATGCAGGCCTTGATGAATCCCACCGCCTCAGACACCTTGTCCTCCGGCAGTTCGAACACCAATTCATCATGCACCTGCAGCAAGGGTTTGAGCCACATTCGTTCTGATAAGCCCACTATGATACGTACCAGGGCCAGCTTTAAAATATCCGCCGCCGTTCCCTGAATCGGGGTATTGAGCGCGCAGCGTTCGGCAAAAGACCTCTTGCCCCAGTCGGTTGAGGCGATATTGGGCAGATAGCGCCGCCTGCCGAGATACGTTTCGGTATATTTGCGAAAGCCTGCCCTTGTCCTGACCTCGTCCTGCCACTGGGTAAGCCGGGGATAACCGGCTTTGAGATTGCGGATGATTTCCTCACATTCCGCGAGCGATGTATTTAATCCCGCCTTGAATTTCAAATTGCGCTGCAGCCCTCTGGAAAATAGGCCGTAGAAAACGCCAAAGTTGCAGTTTTTGGCGATAGAACGCCGTTCCTTGTAATGCTCGGCGTTTTTGCTGGCCGCTTGCTCAAAAGGTATGTGGTAAATAACGCTGGTCGTCTGGGCATGAATATCCCCGCCGGTTTTGTAAGTCTCAAGCATCTTTTCATCCCGGCAGTAGAAGGCCCCCACCCGCAGCTCAATCTGCGAAAAATCAAGAGACAAGAGCGCTTTGCCGGGAGGAGCGATAATAAAATTGCGAACCCCAATGCTGTCTGTATCTGACCTTGGCATATTTTGAAGATTAGGCCTGCGGCTGGCAAAGCGCCCGGTCTCGGTGCCCAGCGGGAACATCTCGGGATGAATCCGACCGGTGGCCGCATTGATATGCTCCAGGTACCCGTCAATATAGGTGCTCTTGAGTTTGCCCCACTTGCGGTATTCCTGAACCAGTTCAAACAGTCGCGCCAGCTCCGGCCGGTTTTCCCGGCTCCAGTCAGAGAGCAGGATCATGGTCTCATCATCTGCCGCTTCCTGGTATTTGGCGGTGGTTTTAAGTACCGGCAGCTTCAGGTCTTCATAGAGGTATTTCTTAAACGCCGCTGTGCTGGCGTTGGCCCCGATTTCAACGTCGCCGATCATAAAAGCGATTTCATTTTTCAGCTCTGCCAGTTTCGCTTCGGCCTCGGCCTGCTTCTTAAGCATAAGTTCCCTATCCACCAAAAGGCCGTTGTATTTCATCAGGCCGACGTAGACAGCGGTGGGCGATTCTATTTCCTCCACCACGTAGCGGTGTTTAGGCAGGTAGCGGTCAAACCAGTTGTTGAACAGGTGATACAGGCGCAGGGTATAATCCGAATCGGCGCAGGCGTAGCGGATGATCTCGGTATCCCGCGGGTCCAGTTCATCGAAATACCGACCGGCGATTACCGCTTCAAAGCTGGGCAGATCCACATCAAACAGCTCCGGTACCAGTGCTTTTAGCCCGCTGTCTCCCAGGGAACGGAATTCGGTGTTATTTTTAAGAGTCATCTGCGCCGCCGCGATGGTATCGTAGCAGGGCGGCTGGACGACAATGCCCAAGGCGTAGAGAAACATGGCCTCAAAGCTCAGATTGTGGGCGGCCTTGATGATAGCGCTGTTGGTAAAAACGGCTTTAACCAGCCAGTCCATGATCTTTTCCGGTGAATCGGCATTCCCGCCGGTCCGGTGGCGTAATGGGACGTATATCCCTGTCCCCTCCGATACCGACAAGCTCACCCCGACAATAACCGCCTTATGAGCATCCAGGGCCGCCTTATCATCGTGGCGGTACTCATCCAGCGGCGCGGTCTCAAAGTCGAAGGCAATCAGATTCGAAGCGCCAAGGTAATCCTGTATTTCTTTAAGCGTGGTCACGCGTCTGTAATCCATAGGCTTGTCCTTTCCGGCTTTAGCGGGAAGCGGGTGTTAGCCCGCTCCACCGCCAAAAGCCTGATCCTTATTTCAAAGGTTGTATAACCTCGCCGGTCTCGGGGTCAACGTTAAGTTCATCCGCCGCCTCCGCGCCGCTGTCCACCTCATAGCCGATATGCTTGCTGTAGGCTTTGACCTGCTCGGAGAGCCTGCTAATGAGCGCGTATTCCTCAGCGGTGAGGTTGCGGTCCACCGCGAACTGGGCCTGGGAATAGGCGATGCCGCCGCTGTTCACCGCTTTTTTCAGGGAGAACCTGGTCACCACGCTGTTTGACTTTTTACCCTTTGAGAGCAGACGTTTGATGTAGCGGGAAAACTCTTTAAGCGATCCGGTCGGGAGTGAAAGCAAGAGCGGAAAAATCTCCCCCTCGCGCAGCACATAGATCCGGCGGCGGTTCTTGCAGGCCTTGCTGCCGTTCTCGCCGCTGCCAAACTGGTTATATGGGCACTTAGAGCAGCTTCCGCCGGGATTGCCCTCCCCGGTAACACCGTCAAAGCTCCCGCAGTCTGGGGGATTGCTGCCGCCGGTGTATTTGTCCTTGTAGTAGGCAAATAAAGGATGGTGATAGAGAATCACCGCTGAGAATTCTTTGACCGCGTCGGGTTCGTTGGGGTTTTCGCCCGGCACCTCAAAAACTGTGCTCCCGGCGGAAGGGATTTTAATCCGCTCAAAACCACCGTCCAAACCGTCGAGCTCCTCCGCCATGGCTTCATTCATGTTGAAATCCGCCAGCTGCAGGTATCCTGATTTTTGAACCTCTAAAGCCTTATCGTTTTTAGCCATATCTTTAACCCTCCGTAATTTAATTTTTTAGGTTAATCTATATCAAAGCAGCTTAGTGCCTTGTTTCCTTCCTCATAGTTTCCTTGTCCTTGGCTTATTGCTCGTAGTTCTTCGCATCAGATAAGCCTATCTCGCGGCTTTTCTGACCCCGACGGAGGTCTTTTCGTAGACATTCACCAGTCCGGAAAGCCAATCGGGTAATAAATCATTGTTCTCCGCCATCTGCTCTTTGACAAAGGCGGACAGGCTGTTGGCGTTAACTGTCTCATACACCAGATCGCCGTAGCCGTTTCTCTTGAGCAGGCTGTAAAGCTCGTCCTTCTTGCCGGCGGCCGCCGACGCTCTTGTGGTGGTGGTCAGGCAGAACATAGTCCCGCCGCGGGTAAAGTTTTGGGTCTCGGTTTCGGCCATCAGTTCCGACAGCTCATAATCAACCTCGTCGATCTGGGCGTTTAAATTTTTGACTTCCTGTTCGGCCCGCTGCTTGGCTTCCCTAAGCTCTTTAAGCCTGTCCGCCAGTTCAAACATTCGCTCGCTGCTCATCACTTTTCACCTCCTCGCGTCGCAAACGGGTTGCTGCCGCCGCGGTAGTCATCTACCAGTGTCCTGGCCAGGTCGGCCTTGCTCCGCAATGCTTTTAATACCTTTTCATCAACGGTGCCTTTGGCGGTTAGGTAAATGTAGGTGCAGTTCTCGCGCTGCCCGGCGCGATGGATCCGGGCTTTGGCCTGCTCAAAATTGCTCATGGAGTAATCTAATGAATAAAACACCATCGTGCTGGCGGCGGTAAGGGTGATACCCAAACCGGCTGTCGCTATCTGGCCAACAAATACCTGCACTTCCGGGTCGTTCTGAAATGCCGCCACCTGCTCCTCGCGGTTTTTGACGTTGCCCATGACCAGGGAATATTTGATGTCTTTTTTCTGAAGCAGCTTGCAGATGGCATTGATCTCCGGTATGAAGCGGGCGATAACTACCAGCTTTTTGCCTCCCTGCAAAACATCCTCAATAATATCCTCCAGCGCCGCCTGTTTAGCGGTACTGATTCTCTGTGGGGCGCTGCCGTCATCATCGCTGATGAACCCTCCGGTAAGCTGCGACAGTCGAAGCAGCCGGGTGAGGATATTGGTAACGGTAACCTCCCCCTTGCCCAACTCGGCGTAACTGTCCCGTACCAAGTCCTGGTACACCCGCATGGCGCTTGGCTCCAGATCCACATACCGCACGATGTCGGTGGTCTCAGGCAGATCTAAACATTCAGCCTTGGTTGCCCGGAAGGCGATACTGTGAAGCTTACGCATCAAATCCTGTTCCATTGACTTCTTCAGCACAGGGGTATGATTGCCGTAGCCGACCATGTCAAAGTAGCGGTTGCGGAATACATAGAAACTCTGACCGAAGATCTCCGGATTAAGGAACTTGTACTGGCTGAATACGTCGATAGCTTTGTTGGTGATAACCGTTCCGGTAAGAAGCAATTTGTACCGCGCTTTGGCCCCAAGCTTATGCATGGTTCTTGACGCGGCTATGTTGTGGGTCTTGATTTTATGCCCCTCATCGGCAATTACCAGGTCTGCGTCCCAAGTCAGAAGTTCCTTCTCTATACGCCAGGCCGATTCATAATTCACCACCGCCACCTGCAGCAAAGATCCTTGCAGATGCCGCAGGGTGTCTGCCTTCTTTGCGGTGCTGCCGGTCAGAAACGCCAGCGTGAAATCAAAATCCGCGAACTTCTCAAACTCCTCCTGCCACACACCAAGAATGGAGAGCGGGGCAACGATTAGAGTACGTCTGATCCTTCCAGCCTGATAAAGGGTACCGGCAACAGCTATGGCGGTCAGGGTTTTTCCGGTACCCATTTCCATCAGCAGCGCCACACCATTGGAGGATGCCCTGTCCGATGTGATTAAGCCAAATTTGCTGCAGACAAAGTTAAAGGCATTGACTTGGTGTCGGTATGGCGCTGCTTTGATCAGCTTTGAAATTTGTGTCTCTGTTTCTTTGATCATCATGCTTCTCACCTCCTCTCTTTTGCAGCAATATGTTGTTTTTATTACTCTTTGTGGTAAACTAATTCGAGACGATATCCGGCGGGAACAAGACATCCAGCGGTTGTCCTAATGCCTGGGAGATTTTACACGCTACTGAAATTGTTGGGTTTCTTTCCCCTGTTTCGATGAAGTAAATGTATGACATAGACAATCCCGTCTTTGCTGCCAGGGCTTTTCTTGTCATCTTCATTTGCTTACGGTATTTTTTAACATTGTTCATGTCGTCACCCCGTGTATTTTACTTGTTGTGGCCAATATGTATATTTCATTACCATTGGTGGTAAATTAATAGTAACACGCTAATTTTATAATTACAAGGGGTTTGAAAAAATTTTATTTACTTATTGTGATTAAAGTGTTAGAATTACTACATAGAGTAATAAAACATTCTGAAAGGAGGTATCGTAATGGGGAAAAAACTCGGAACATATATAAAAAGCCTGAGAAAGGAACAAAAAATACCCGCCAGAGTTCTTTCGGAACGGACGGGTATATCAAAATCTTTTATTGATTATGTTGAAAATGGATTACGTGAGCCATCTGCTGAATCGCTCGCTAAAATCGCCGCTGCCTTAGATGTTTCCTTAGATACTTTAATTAATATCCAAGTAGAAGAGCAGCTTGACAAAGCAGCAACTGCCTTTGAAGTTTCAAATGCTGACCTTGAGAATGTATCACTTGACTTAAGGGCTGCAGGCCGTAACCGTGATAACAAAAGCAATGTAAGCGAGGAAGCCTTGAAAAAAGTTAAACTTGCACTTCAAGGCAGTTCTAACAAACAAGCCGTATTAGATATAATTCAAAACGCTGACCTTAGAGCGATTTTCCGTGCAAGCGATAATCTCTCTGATGATGATATAGCAAAAATACGAAAGGTCATGGAATCTCTATATCCAGATGCGTTTAAACACTAAGCGAAAAAAAAGTGCAAAAGGCGTTGATTACGGCTTTGCAACGCAAACTGCACGGGAATTTATACAGAAATATGATATCAATTGGTTACCGGTTGATGCATTTGAGATAGTCGAAAAGTATGCAGTAGCCACGCATAAAAACATTGAAATAAAAACTATCGAAGATTTATCATATGAAACTGGTTTAGACCGTCAAACTCTCATAAACAAGGTGATATATGGGGAGGACGGCCTTGCCATTTACGACCCAGGTATGGATAAATACAGCATTGTCCTTGATGAAAAAGCAGAACCATTCGGTCGCGTACGTTGGACGGTTATTCATGAACTGGGGCACATAGAGCTCGGTCATTTAAATGATACAAGAACTTCAATTGTAAAGTGGTTATTGAGCACAAAGGAATATGAAAAAATGGAGCAAGAAGCTCATATTTTCGCGGGCGAGGTTTTAGCTCCAAAATTTATTCTATACAGGATCGGCGCACATTCTTCCGCTGAAATCCAAGACATATGCGGTTTATCGATCGCCGCATCCGATAGCCGGGAAAATGCTATTCGTGAATTAATCAACGACAAGCGAAAAATGCATGATTCCATGCTTCAGATTATACCCACATTTGCGTCGTTTTTAGAGTTTAAAACAATTTGCTGTGCTCCGGAAGCATTACGAATACAAAGCAGAATTACCCAGAATCCTCCCGCTCAAAAACAAACTTCACCATTAAACGTACATATATTGCCAAGCGGTAAATATGAAAAATGCCCTCTCTGTGGAAATATGCAAATTTCCGATGATGCAAACTACTGTAAGCTATGCGGTACACTGCTGTATGAAACCTTACCGCAAAATCTGCCATCGTCACCTTGTAACCGCCTGGGTGATAAAGATGCAAGCTACTGTGAAAATTGTGGTCATATTGTTTACAAAACCCGCATCGGACTACAATTTGAACGGGACGAAATATAAAGCCGACTGGATTATTTATCCAACCGGCTTTTGCTTTAGTAATATTCACGAATGTAACTATAGGCTTTATCGAACAGCTCATTATCTTTGTGCAGTTGTTGCTTCATCAATGCCTTTCTTAATGCTATTTTAACTTCACGTGTTCCACGAATTGACCATTGCCATCTGTCAAAGCGAACAACATTCACCAGCTTATCTATTTCCGTTACCAAATTTTCTACTGCCACAGGTGTTTTTTCTGTTTTTACTGATTGAAACAACTCTGTTAGTGCAGCCTTTGCTTGTTTTCGGCTATCTTCAGACTCAACATCCCGTTCTGCTTGAACCGTCTCCCTAGCAATTTCCAGTAACCTTTTTAAGAACTCAAGACTATTAAAGAAACCTTCTTCATATTTCTGTTTCAGCTCTTCAAGCCTTTCACCAAGTTGCTTGAATTTTGGATGATTTTTATGTCTACGGAGACGTGCACATATTTTTATTTCCAGTTCCTTAATCTTCTGGTCATCTGGATTCTCCAGTAAATCTCGGACTACCTCTTCATCAAGCACAAGTGTTTCAAGATCATCTCTTATGGTCTCAATGTGTACATTTTCATTAACAATTTCAATTGTCTTTGAGCCAAGAGCGTGCCAGATCAAGCGGCCTACTCCGCCGGACGGCTGCACTGACTCATATATTTGTGACAACCATTTATAATCATCTTTATAAGTAGACAGCATTGGATCAGGAGACAATATCTCCCAAAGCTGCGCAAGGTAATTATAATCAACAGCGAATCTGTCGCGTACTTCATTATTAGGAAGACATTCCTGTGCTGCAATTAAAGCATCAAAACCTGTTAAAGTACGGTCAACTCCAACAAAATATTCCATACACTTTTGTAATGCTACAGGAAATTCATCCCGTAATTCGTCTAGAACAGTGGCAACTCTTTCAACCGATTTATCATCAAAGTTTAGCGCTTTAGCTACTTCGTCAAAAACGCCAATATAATCCACGATGATTCCATGGTATTTGTTGGTATAAGGTCTGTTAATTCGGCATATCGCCTGAAGCAAAGTATGTCCCTTCATTGGCTTATCCAGGTACATCGCTTGCATTATTGGTGCATCAAATCCTGTCAGGAGTTTTGAAGTTACGATCAATATCTTTAGCGGATCATCGGGGTCACGAAAGCGGTCAAGAAGCTTATTCTCGTCTTCCTTTTTCCTATCCCATTTTTTATATTCCGCAGGGTCTCCTTTTTGTGTCGTCATCACAACATCGGTAGCATCTTCAGGGAAGAGGGTATCCATAGCCCGTTTATATTCCGCGCAACAGTTTCTGTCATAGCAAACTAACATCGCCTTAAATCCGTTAGGCTCAATATTCTCTAAATAATGTTTGGCAACATCCTCTGCAATCTTATAAATTCGTTCAGATGAACGGACAATGGTAGGCATATTTCCAGCACGTCTTGAAAGCTCCTCCATTGCTTCTTCGTCAAGGGAGTCGGCCATTTTGGCGAATTCTTCATCTATAGTTGCTCTGTCAATATGTAGCTTAACCAAGCGCGGCAGAAAATGAAGTGGTACTGTTGTTTTATCCTGGAGCGAATCCTCTATGGAATACTTATCCAAGTAACCTCCTTCATCGATCGACGTTCCAAAGGCATTAAATGTGTTTCTATCCCGTTTGTTAATCGGCGTTCCTGTAAGACCGAATAAGAACGCGTTTGGTAGCGCACTTCTCATCTTGAGGGCTAAATTGCCTTCTTGGGTTCTATGGGCTTCATCGACCAGCATTATGATGTTATCCCTACGGTCAACCACGCCATCAAAGTCTGCAAACTTCTGGATAGTGGTTACAAGGATTTTTCTCGTTCCGGCAGCCAATAATCTTTGCAGATGTTCTTTATCCTCGACCTGCTCCATATTTGGAATGTCCGTTGCTTTGAACGTACCTGTAATCTGCGAGTCAAGATCTTTTCGGTCAACGACAACAATAACAGTTGGGTTGTTCAAGGATTCCTCTTGCCTCAGCTTCTGTGCGATAAACGCTATTAATAGAGATTTACCGGAACCTTGAAAATGCCAGATAAGACCCTGCTTGGTTTTTCCTTCTTTCACACGCTGGAACATTTTGTTTGCCGCATAATACTGTTGAGCACGGCAGATAATCTTTGTCTTTTGACCTTTGCTATCGGTCGCAAACAGGGTAAAATACTGCATTATATCTAGTACCGCTTCCGGATTGAGCATCTGGGCAATAGGCGCGTCAATATCCTTCAGATTAGTCATTAGCTTTTCCTGTGACGATACCCGCCAAGGTGCCCATTTATCTGGCGAATTACCCACGGCACCATATCTGTAATTCTTGCCCTCGGTAGCAAAACAGAATACGTTAGGCACAAAAAGCTCCGGTATTGTCTGCTGATAATCCTCAGTTATATCATACGCGCCATCAAACCAAGTAACCGCTTCACGGAAAGCTGTTTTAATTTCCCCCACAACAACTGGAATGCCATTAATCAGCATAACGATATCTGGGCGCTTTTCTATGCTCCCATTCGTTACAACAAATTGATTGGTCACAATATAGCTGTTTTTTGTTCTGTCCGGATCATCAAAGTCTATCAGCTTGATTGTGACGTGCTCGTTATCTACGCCGACAGGAAATGAATGTTCTCCATAAATCAACTTCATCAGCGTTTCATTGGCGGTTATTAGACCATCAGAGCTTTGGCTGATAATTGCTGCACGAACCTTGTGGATAATTTCATCGGCATTCTCTGGCTCGCGTGCAATATCAGGATTTAAGCGAATAATGGCCTCTGTGAGCAACCGCTCGTCGATTACATTGTCCGTCGTTCGATGCAACTGCGCTGACGGTACATATGTCCAACCCGCTTTTTTGATTTGCTCTATGACATACGGTTCAATTGTATTAGGTTCGCTATGCCTGCTATTCATTATGATCACCTCCTATAAGTAATTTTTGTAAATGAACTTTCTTCATTGTTAATAAAGCTGTAATGGAATCCCGGAGACCCTGAATTATGTTATCAATTTCTTTCAGTCGAGTAACAATATCTACTTGCACGTTTTTATCTGGGAGGTATATTTCATATTCACTTAACCTTTCCCAACTTGTTCTTGGCATTTTTGTTCCAAACGAGTTATTAATAGCAAAGTTAATAAAATCTTCATTTTGAACAATATAAAAACCATATTCCGGTATACACACATCGCGACATTTTAATACTAAGATTTCTGTGCTGCAAACACCCTCATAAGTTGCAAGCCAATATTTTCTCAAATATACTCTAAGTTTGCCGAACAAAATATCGGATTCATAAAACTTTGACTTTATACTTACAGCATCGGACGCTTTACCAGAATATAGTATTTTCCCAGTCTGCGGCTCAATATGCTCCAAAGCTATATATTTAACATTCTCATCGGTGGTCTCAATTAACTCTCTACGCAGCTCAAAAACTTTAGAAAATGGCATTCTAACACCAACTTTATTCTTTGGCAAAAGTAAATTTGTTTTTATGGCTTCTAAAGAATGAATTATCGTTTTTTTCTCTTCAATACTCTCATCAAATGCTATCATTAGCTCTGCGATTTTGCGTTGGGTGTCAGTATCTGGTAGATTAATTTCATATTCGGCAAGATGCTTCCATTTTACACGAGGGGATAAGGAACCAGCAGATTCATTTACAGCATACTCGAAGAATGCGTCGTTTTGAATAATATACGGTAATAGTTCCGGTACTACTTTGCCTGGTATTGCTTCAATAACCGTTATATCGCCTGAGCAAATACCATCAAAATCTGCAAGTGCGGCTTTTTTTTGATAAGCCCGTCTTCGCCCAAAAAGGATTTGTCCAGCGCGAAATTTTCTTGTAAAGGTTGTGCCATCAGTAACATTTCCCCAACGAGAAATTTTCAGTTCCTCCGGGTCTAAATGCTCCAAACCCACAATCCTATCTAATCCAGCCTCAAGTGGATTCTTTTCGTTCTCTTTAACTTCTCTAGCAATATCACCAAGTTTCAT